GCTGATGATCCAAAGAACCAGGCAAGAATGAATTTATGGTTTGTAAGGGTAGGATTGCAGGGACTCACAAATGCCCAGAGAAGAGCTTCAATGGCTGTTGGATTCCAATACCTGAAGGAACTATCCTCACAGTATTTAACGCCTGCAGGAGTTAATGAAGATGCAATGGCAGATAATAGGAAAGAAGCCGAGCTGGTACTCATGGATCTGGGGATCCCGAAAAGTCAGTTAAAAGATTTTTCCAAGTACATGATTGATATGTCGGTGCATAAGGGGCTGCCGGATCCAGAGACACTTATGACGAAAGAAGGGGATCTAACAACCATGTCGGAGCTTCTTTCTGTTTCACTTGGAAGGATTGTTGAGAGATCAATCCAGGATCCGCTTATAGGTAACAGGCCCAGGTATGCGGAGCATCCCTTGGGCAAGTTTGTGTATTCGATCCAGAGCTTCAATTATTCATTCCAGCAGAATGTAATTGTAGGAGAAGGCAAACATATCAAGAGACTCTTCAAGGAAATAGGCGGCAAAAGGGCTGCCTATCATGCATCACAGTTGATTGGCCCAATTGCCCAGCTCTACATAGCTCATGCCCTGGTATCTGCATTCAGGGAGTTCCTGATGAACAGGGAACGCTGGGAAGAGAAGAAGAAGGAAGACAAGTTGGGATCCCACATTGCAGGATTGACTGTCTCCAGGGCAGGAACATTTGGAGCCTGGGATCCGATGGTGAATGCCTACACTGGTTTAAGATACCAGAGGGATCTTAGTAACTTTATGATTGGAGCAATTGGTTCCTGGTACTCTAAGCCAACGGAAGATATTATTAAAATCTTTTCAGGGCAGACAAACTCACCTCATACTACTGCTACAGAAGAGAGAGCAATCAGGGCCGTTTACCAGTTAGTTGTAGTACCTATGATGGTATTTGCTGTTTCAAATCCAAGGTTCCTTTCGGTACTTGGGCCGTTAGCTGGGCCAGCTTCAGGAGCCCTGGCAATGTTTGGAACATCTCATACAGTTAAAAAAGCTGTATCATCCAAAGCTGTTGAGTTAATATATGGAAGTAAGGGTGATATGAGCAGGAGGATTAGAGGGAAAAGAAGGGCCAGGAAAAAGAACTAATCTATTTGCATAATATTGGCACTTCATGACAGACCTTCAGGGTGTTTTAGTTGTTATTTGCATTCATTTGCATTTTATTTTAGCCCTAAAAAATCAGCTACCTGGGCTGTAAGTAGCTGATTTTATTGAATTGCACCAGTAGCTCAACTGGATAGAGCAACTGACTTCTAATCATTGGGGAACTGAATAATATCAGTTAGTTAAGGGTGGGAGTAATATTATTCGCATTATTTTCGCATTCCGGGATGGTCATACAGAGCTCATTTTCCAGCAATAACATAGCATTTGCAAGGTCTTCCTTGGCAAAGTGAGCATACTTCAAGGTCATTGCAATATCGGAATGCCCCATGATCTTCTGCTGGGCTTTTGGATGCACACCAGCAATAGCTAAAAAACTTCCTGCAGTATGCCTCAAGTCATGGTAATGGAAGTCAACTAGCCCTTTAACCTTCTCTCCATCTTCATTAGTCCAGACTGCATTAGCCCTGGCATTTTCAAATGCCTTCCTGAAATTATTTGGAGATCCTTCTTTCCTGGAGCTGGGGAATACCCATTTATTTCTTTTATTCAAATGGCGTTCCAGGAGTATGTTTCTTGCTACCTTACCCAGTGGTACATCCCTAGCCTTGCTGTTCTTGGTAACGTGCTTTGGAAAAGTTATCCAGCCGTTAGGGAGCTTGTCTGTCTGGTCAAAATGAACCCATGCCCATTTCATATGCCACACTTCCATTTCCCTGGCTGACGTTAGCATACTGAGGGAGACTGCATCATGCAGATCCCCTTTGCACTCCTTCAGCAAAGCCTCTTTCTGTTCCAGGGTTAATGGTGTTTCCCTGTGTTTTGGTTCAGGCTCCGGCTCCACAAAATCTGTTGATGCTGGGTTGGTCTGTATCCAGAGTTTCTTCTTAGCCTGCCCAAGTGCAGCTCTAAGCGAAGCAAGATACCTGTTAAGGGTTGCATTACTTCTTTTGGAAAGTTTGCTCTTAGAGCCCTTGTGAGAACCTCCGTAGCATGGTTCAAAAAGTTTCTCCCAGGACTCCATTATTTTCTTTGGAGTTAGTTTGTCCAGGGGGAGTTTCCCAAACTCAGATTCCCAAAAAGCAAAATGGGTTTCAAAACTCTTTTTAGTGTTATTGGACTTACCCAGCTCCTCATTATATAGAACCCTTTGCCTGTATAGATCAATTGCCATTGAAACAGTCTTTTTTTCTGCTTCAGTTTTTGGCTCTGCTTTAGCCCTTGCCTGCTGCAGTTTTTTCTTTTCCAATACTTCCTGGTAAAGATCAAAAGACAGGTTAGCTTTCTCTTCATCAGACCTGGCAACCGGGCCTCGTTTGGTTCGTTTATTGAGCATATGATCTTCAGTACATAAATCATACTGCGGTGATCTTTTCCCAGGTTCCTGAAGTTCCTTGAACCTGGCACAATAAATCCTGCGTTTTTTATCCAGAAACAGTTTTGGTTTCATTTGCCTCTCCTTTATATTTTTTAATTACATTAAGTGCTTCCTTGATGCGATTTGCTTTACTGTCCTCAATTTTAAGCAGCTCTACACCTTCTCCAGAACACTTTATTTTTTCAAACTTCAGGTCATCCTCAGACTGAGACTCAATCTCAGCACAAACAAAAAGGTGTTTTTTACTCATAGCTCTCCTTATTATTTATCTCCTTTCAATATGCGTTCAGTAAAGTCAATAACAGCTTTAGCCTTCTCAAGCTCCGCTTTTAATGACATTATCCTGGCTTCAGAATCTGCATCTATTTGCAGTTCCTTCTGCCAAATTTTCCCCTTACCAAGCAGGAGCCAATTCATGTTGACTCCATACTCTGCAAGTTTTAACAGGATACTGGCAGATATGCCTGTATCCCTTGATGAAAGAACCATAGATAGGTGGCTGGGCTTCAAGCCCAGGTTCCTTGCAAAATCTGACTGGTTCCCTCCTGATATTTTTATCAATTCGCTAATATTCTCCTTAATTATTTTATCTTTCATCCTACATTTACTATATAATTAATCAATTTAACTTGTCAATTGCTAATTTATTTAGTATTCTTATCAACATTATTAGCTAATTGATCTTGTGTAACCCTTAATTATTAGGGATAAACACTTTACAAGAATGCTAATAAAGTTCTTAAAATCTGTCAAGGGAAAAAATTTTATGGATGAAATTTCTGTACTTAGGAGAAGGATGAAAAAGGCAGGGGTAACGCTAAAGAGTGTAGCGTACCTTGCTGAAGAATCGGAGCAGACTGTCTGCCGAATATTAAATAAGGAACTAAATGAAAAAATTCATGCAGCAGCAAACAAATTAGTTAAGGAGGCAAATGAGGAGCTGACGAAGGAATTATTTGAGTCGGAGTATGCAGCCATATGAATATGGAAGAAGAAATCATTGATGCTGTAAACAACCTGGCTACCCAGATACGTCTTCTCAGGGAAGACTTGAGGCCGGAGCTGAAGAAATCTGCAGTCCTGCGAAGGAAGAAGGCGGAGAATGATTCCATTAAGAAGGACATGCAGGAATACTGGAGGAACCAGGTATGAAGTGCTACATCTGTAGAGGCCCATTATCAGGCAAGCAAAAAAAGTTTTGCTCCCAGTCATGCCAGAAGTTTCACAAACAAAATGAAGATAAAAAACGGCATTTAAAATCAAAACCCAACAGACCCAAACGCAGTTGCCTTTTCTGCGGTAACAGCTTTAGGCCAAGGGGAAAGATACATAAGTGCTGTGATTCTTTATGCAGGAAACTCCTGGAAACTAAAAGGAAAAGAGAAATTGCGAAAAGAAATAAAGCTGTCAGGGAAAGAAGGAAGGAGAAACAAGTCCATATTTGGAAAAGGGGGTATTTACAAAATAACCCTAATGTTAAAAAAGAAAATGGGAATGCTAACAAAAATGCTAACAAGGCTGTTAGCAAACCTGTTAGTATCCCAAAAAAAATTATACTCCTACCTTTATCTACTACTAATTCTCAATACCAGGCAGAGATAGAAGCCTATAAAGAAGGAGGAGGAGCTGTGAAGCTCCTACCTCCTCAGTTAAATGGCAGGACACCAGAAGTTAATGTAACTAACCTCTCTGGCTGGTCTATTGAGACTCTTATAGGGTTTGGCTACGAGATGGAACTCATGGATGAGTTATCGTCTATATCTGAGGTGGGCGATGCTAATTGATATAGTCCCTGTAGCCAAACCTCGTTCTACACGAAGGGATAAATGGTTATCCCCCCCAAGACCATGTATCCAAAAGTACCGCAAATTTGCTGATGATCTCCGTTTAGCCTGCCTGTATGAAGAATTTGTTCCAGGCGATGAGCTGATCATGGAATTTCATTTGCCAATGCCTAAGTCCTGGTCAAAGAAAAAACGAGAGAAAATGAATGGCAAGGCTCATAAACAAACCCCGGATATAGATAATCTCGCAAAAAGTGTGATGGATTCATTAATGAAAAATGATTCCTGTGTTCATTATATAAAGTGTAAAAAATTCTGGGCCGAAACAGGAAAATTAAGACTGGAGAATAAATGAAAGAGTATTTCGATATGTTGATTGAAGGATCCCATAAGCTCACGAAGGATCAGCTCCATGCATGGGCAAAGGCATCCAGGAGGCGATTAAAAGAAGGGAGAGAAGTGCAAGCCAGGAGAATAGCTGCAGCCAAAAATAAAACCTGTAGAAAGTTTAGTCCAGACATAAATACCATGAAAGATTTATAGGAGGATCAAATGGAAAGAGAACTTGCGAACTATCAAATAATGAGGGCGGTTGCTACAAGTAAGAATATTAGGAACAAGAAAGCCAGGAAGAAATTCTTTTCCTGGTGGAAAGCAGAATTGAAAAAATTTGTGAAGGATGCCCAGGACATGATTAAGGATGCAGAGAAGGAGGAGAAAAAATGAGTGAGAAATGGTATGAACAATCAAACGAACAAGGGGATATATTTCTTGATAAGTATATCCACCCTGAATGTGATCTGATTAAGGTTTGGGACAGCAGGGAAGAGATAAAAGATGTTCTTAAAAATTTTGGAATAATGTTACAAGCCCAGAGGGAGAAGGAGAAAAATGAAACCTGAACAGGATCCAGAAGTAAGAGCAGGAAAGTATGGTGGAGGAATAATTGCCAAGATCCGGGGATTATCACGCTATGGACATAGGACTGATGCATTTGATTTTTTAACAGGCAAAGTCCCGGAAGAAGACTTATCTGACAACCCCTACGTCCAGTCTGGTATATACCTGGAGAAGACTGTTGGGAAAATGTTCTCAGATAAGATGGGCCTGAAGATCCGTATGTGTAACAGGACTATGGTATCGAAGGACTGGCCCCTGGCCCAGGCACATATAGATGCAAAAGTACAGGGTGAGGATGTTGGAGTTGAGCTGAAGACTGCCTCTGAATTTAAGAAGAAGGAGTGGTCAGAACATATGGATCCGAACCCAGTCATCCCAGTAGAATATCGCTGCCAGATTAATCATTACCTATATGTAACTGGCTGGAAGTATTTCTGGTTAGCCGTCTTGATAGGCGGAAATGATTTCAGGGTTTTCAAGATTTCGAGAGATGAGAAGGCAATCCAGGAACAGATAGATGAGGTTAAATCCTTCCATGAAAGATATGTTTCCAAAAGAATCAGCCCCCCTGCCAGGACACCAGATGAAGCACTGTACCAGTATCCTTTTGCTGATGAAGATGAGGAGGAAATTGTTGCAGACCCCCTGCTTATTAATTTTATAGCAGAAGGAAAGAAGATTATCCAGGAAGAGAAGGAGCTGAAGCTCCGCAAGGATGAAAACAAGAAGAATATCCAGAACATTATGAAGTCTGCTTCCGTAGCTGTGGATCCAGGCACTAATAAGGAATTAGTAACCTGGAAAAATGGAAGTCGTGCAGGGATTGATACGAAGGCTCTGCAAAAAGAAATGCCGGAATTGTGGCATGAGGATAGGTTTGGAGTTACTTCAACATTCCGCACCTTTAAAATTTTATGAGTGATTTCCCAAATATGAGATGCCCTAACTGTAATGTAGATTTCATATGGTCTGGAGATCATATGTTTGAGGATTATGGGATGGATGGTGATGGGATTGTCTCAAACCTATGTTGTTCAAATCCAGACTGTGAAATCTGGATTTTATTATATAACCCTTTTAAAGAGGAGAGTAATGGCAATAAAAATTGAAGACTCACTTCAAACCCAGGATCCATTTAAGCTGGTGATTTATGGGGATAATGGAACAGGCAAATCATCCTTAATGGAAAAACATGGCCTGTTTTACAACTATGAGGATGGGATCCGCTACTTAAACTGCAAACAGGTACGGCTGGTGGGGGAGCCCCTTGAGGCAACCACTGAAGCCTCCCAGTATATTTTCAAGAATGCAAAGGAATTATTGAAACAGCATTCATGCCTGGTGATTGACAGCCTGGATTTCCTGGAGAAAACGATAATAGACTCAGTTTGCAAGGAAAAGAATGTAAGCAGTATTGGAGATATAAAATGGGGAGCTGGCTACCAGATGGTTTCAAATAAATGGAGGGAGTTTTTGAACAGCATGGATCACCTCCGCAAGGCTGGCTTCAATATCGTTTTTATATGCCATGCCCAGATAGTAAAAATTAACAATCCAAACCTGGAGGAGTACGATATGTGGAACCTGAAGCTCCAGAAAAATACTGCCTCATATATTGCTGAGTGGAGTGATTTCCTGGGCATGGTTTGCCATGATGTTTTCACTGTCCAGCAACAGAAAAAGTTTGGAGAAATGAAATATAAGCCTGGCACTTCCGGCAGGAGGGTTATTAAGTTTGGACATAATCCTTCCTACGCAAGTAAGTCCAGGCTTCCGCTTCCCGATGAAGTTGATTTGAATTGGGAGGCTTTTTTATCTGCTGTGGCTCAAGCCAGGGCAGACGGCAATTCAGCCAAAACAGGTAACAACCAACAAACAGGTAACAACAATGAGTGATTATGATTTTGATGTAAACACAGTCAAGGAAGTTGATGATGACTTTAAACCACTTCCTCCAGGTAACTATCCAGTTTCGATAGATTACTGTGATGTCAGGGATACAAAGAAGATGAATGGAGAGATGCTCCACCTTGAGTTTTTAGTAACTGAAGGTAACTGGCAAGGTCGCAAGTTATTCGACAATCTTCTTTTTAAACATGAAAACCCTACTGCTGTGGAAATGGGTAAGAAAAAGATTGCAGCACTTGCCAGGGCAATTGGCTTGGAGAAGTTCAAGCTGAATGAATCCAGGGCTTTCCTGAATAAGCCCCTGGTAGTTGATATTGAAATTAAAAAAGGGACTGATGGGTATGCAGACTCAAATGAGATAACAAAGTACATGGCATACCAGGATGCACCTCAAAGCGAACCAGTCAAGGATGATATTCCATTTTGACTCAAACCTTTTAATCACAGCCATAGGCATATACCTCTGTGGTGTTGCCTGTGGTGTTTCCGGCCTTGCCCTATTTACTCTATGGTATGTAGGGCAGGGTAATAAAATCATTATTTCACATGAAGAAAAAATGTGAGTATTGTGGGAAGTATTACTCGCCAGTTGTCAGGAATCGGACAGTACAGAAGTTTTGTTCCAGGAGCTGTAAAGATAAAGCCTCCCGAAAACGCAACAAGGAATCTGGACACATACGTTCATTCAAGGGCGGATACCCAAGAGCAGTAATCATCCAGAAATGGATAGATGCACAGAAGGCGGATCATGGAACAGTTGGGTGTCATTACTGTGGGAAAAGAGTTACACCTGAAACATTCCAGATAGATCATATGGTTCCAATCTCCAAGCTGGAAAATAAGGAGCAAGTCAAAATGGCAGAGAATTTAATTATTTGCTGTGAGTCCTGTAATCGAGAAAAGGGCCACCAATATACTTATGAACAATTTTTGGAGCTAAAACGAGATGGTTAAATTTTATAAAAAACATTATGATGCAGCCGATTGTAAGGCAAAAACAGCATGGCGGAACCACCTTGAAAAGGAGGGTATTTACACTAAGGTAGTTGAGGACTATGGAGCCGACATAAAGGCACTGCATCCATATTTCCATGAAGTAGAAATTAAGTCTTCCTGGGAGGATACCTGGCCTGAAACATGGAAGACCCTGCATATCCCTGCCAGGAAGAAGAAGTACCTAAAAGAAGGTGATGGTTATTTTATTGTTTTAAATAGGACTTGCACAAAAGCCAAGATAGTGGAGAGCAAACATATGGCTAATGAGTATATTGAAAACATTTGTAATAGAAGGTATCCAGAGGGAGAGCCTTTTTACAATATCCCAATTGATTTAACTGAAGAAGTTACATTGTCAGAATAGTGTGTGGACTAAATGGATTTAGGAGAGACATGGAGGTTTTTTCGTTCAAAACTTCAGAATGCAAAACCAACCAGTAACGGCATTGAAGCAAGATGCCCTGCCCATGATGATAAAAAAGCCAGCCTTACTGCATCCCTGACTGAAGGGAATATCCTGCTAAAGTGTCATGCAGGCTGTTCATTTGAAGATGTAGTCTCTTCACTGGGAATGGATGAGTCTGCATTCTTTGTCCAGGAAGAGATTGCCAGGCCAAAGAAAATCACTGCCACATACAAGTACGAAGATGAAAAATCCAATCACGTTTTCAGCGTGGTTCGGTTTGATCCAAAAGACTTCCGCCCCCTAAGACCTGATGGAAGGTTTACTTTGGAAGGTGTTACCAGAGTGCCTTATCGATTACCACAGATGCTGAAGGCAATTGAAGCTCAAAAGACTGTTCTCCTGGTTGAAGGTGAAAAGGACTGTGATAACCTTGCAGAGATTGGATTAACTGCTACGACATTTCCTGGCGGAGCTGGGAAATGGAGAGATGATTACTTACACTGGTTCAAGGGATCCAAGATTGCCTGTCTGCCTGACAATGACAGACCAGGTAAAGATGGAATGCACCTCCTGGCAAAAAAGATTTCCCCGGTTGCACAATCAATCCTATGGCTGGAACTTCCAGGCATTCCAGATAAAGGAGATATTTCAGACTGGCTCAAGCAGGAAGGTAATGATTTAGAAAAGTTCAAGGAGCTGGCGAAAGAAAAAGCAATTGCCTGGGAAGCACCTACACTGAAACCTGAAAAGAAGGAACCTGAACAGATACTTCACAAGGATTTTTATTCTCCTCCTGGGTTTGTTGGAGAGCTGGCAGATTTCATTGTTGATAACTCAAAGTACCGCCAGCCGATACTTGCATTGTCTGCTTCACTTGCATATGCCGGAGTGCTGATGGGAAGAAAAGTTGCAACAGAAGAAAACACTCGCAGTAATTTATTTATTGCTGCCCTTGCAAGGACTGGTCATGGGAAGGAGTCTGCCAGGGCAATCATAAAAAACTTGGATGCAAAGCTCGACCTTGAATGTTTTGGTGCAGAGAAGGTTACTTCCAGGGCAGCCATTGAGAGGATCCTGTCATGGAGGCCAAGCTCCCTGTTTATGATTGATGAGTTTGGTTTGTTTATGAAAGCAATAATGAATGAGAATGCACCCAAGTATGCAATTGAGGTGATGACCACATTCATGGAAGTATATACGAGCTCTGGAATTTACTATGGTCAGGACAAGGCATCGAGGGAGGAGAAAAGATTTGAGATTGACCAACCCTGCTGTTCCATCTATGGAACCAGTACACCTGAAACTTTCTGGAGCTCCCTTGACAGCTCCAAGGTTCGTGATGGATCCATGAACAGGTTTACTATCTTTAATGCACCGCATGATAGACCTGAGAGACAAAGAGGCAAGATCCTGAAAAACTTTCCAACTGAAATCATTAACAAGGCAATGCGGTTTAAGAACATGAGTATCCAACCAGGGAAACTAACTGGAGATATGACTGAGGCAACTGGATCCCCTGACCCGGAAGTAATTACATACACCGACAATGCCTGGCGGAAGTTTGAAGATCTGGAAGATTACTGCACACAAATGATTGATAACTCAGGTGTGCTTGGATCCATGTGGGTGAGGACTGCTGAACATGCAAAAAAGATTGCACTCATTAATTGTGTTGGTGATGACAAAAGCCAGATTACATCTGAACATGCAGATTATGGTGTTGAGCTGATAAAGTTTTTAACTGAATCTACATGCAATGAAATTAACCGCAACCTGGCAGACAATGAATATGAAAGAATTTCTAAACGCATTGAAAGACTGATTCGTGATTCACATGCAAAAGGGATTTCGACAACAGAATTGTATAAAGCCACAAGGTTTTTACGCAATGGGAAACATCGAAAAGAAGTTTTGGAGGATTTACAGACTGCTGGGCTGATTGTATGCTTAAAAGATGAAGGATCTGGAGCTGGAAGGAGGTCTGAACGTTGGATTGCTACTGAGGCTCTCTGAGTAGAAAGCCCCAGTATATGCCCTAGTGATTATACCTTTTCCTCGTCTTTCTTCTCTCCTGTGGAGATCTGAGGATCCGATTTTAAGGCATTTAGCACTAATTCTCCAATAAACGAGCTTGCTGACTTAAAAGGTACTTTTCCTTTCAAATATTCTTGAAGCCGCTTATAAATTGAAGTTTCGATTCTAACTAATGTTGTTTTTTCTTCTACCATTTTTACCTACATTGTTTGTATAATAAGATAAATATGTCAACCTCATTGACATATTAGGTTAGCCCTCACCTGGTTACGTTCCTGTACAACCAGGTGGGGGTTTTTTGTTTTTATTCTTCAACCTCCTTTAGTGAAAATCCCAATTTTGCTAGAGACTCCTTAACGTGTCTCAGGGACATTCGACCAAAGTGCCTAAGTCTCATTAGATCCAGTTCACTTTTCTCAACAAGATCCCCAATAATATTAATCTTGTTTTTCTCTAAAAGCCGTAGCAAATACAATGGAAATCCCATTTCCCTACTCAGCTTTTGATTCCATTCGTCTCCCCTCATATAATACTCCCTTAATGGTGTGTACTCTTCCATCTTATTATATCCCTCAAGAGTAATTACATCCTCACACTCACCATAGATGTTTGAAGTATTATAACACTCTGCTTCATCCTTGCCCCACCTGTAATGATCTTCAGGCCAGACAACGTAAAGATACCCTTTATAATATTTGGTACTCACAGGTTCTTCAAAAGTTCCTAACACTTCCATAATCCAAAGCTCACGATTAGCCTTGTCTTTCATTTTTAAGTCTGCTTCTCTGTTATTCATACAGCCTCCTTTGGTTCAGGTAAAAGTGGGGTTTCATAAAACTGGCCTTCATATTCTGGATCAGTTTCTTCAAAAGGCCAAGAATCGGTAATATATGTAGGATCACAACCTAGTTCAAGGTGGTTGAGTTCATTCATTAATCTATTGCAACAATCTCTTATAATTTCTTCTGTTGCCTTTTCAACCTTCCTAATGGCCTCATCTTCATCCTTTGCTTTAACATCAACGCTTAAATCCAGCGTTGGACATACTCTGTATACATTCATATTCACCTCATTAATATTAGGTTTACTTGTGACAGCTTAATTGCTATCTGCGGAAGCACTCCGCTAGGGTGTGCTTCCTGAGATATTAACTAAACTCCTCTTGGAAAAACAGTACAACCAGTTTCCTTATCCCAGTCACAGTCGATCATACTATCTGGCTCATTTGGGAATAGACTCCTAATATAGTCCTGCTCCTCTGAATTAAGGTTCATATCCCTCTGATCTTCAGAACTAAAATCCAGAAGTTTACAGGCATTACATGGAAGTACATTTTCCTGACCACACATTT